AAGGAAGAGGATCACGCGCAGGCACTCAAGCGAATCGTCACGCGCGCTGCGCGGCGCAGGCGCGACCATCGTCTTTCGGAGCCTGCCGATGGCTTTGCGCTTGCCCAGATTCCGCAACGTGCAAGCACGACACTTGCGGCGCGACTTACCCTTGCCGTCAAGGTACAGGTACGTGTTGTCGTCGGTCCACTCGTGGCCGTGCTTGCAGTGCGTTGCGGGCTGATCCTTATGTGTCACTGATTGCGCCGTGGGCACCGTCGGAGAAGTGGCGGATGCCGATGTATCGCAAGTTGTTGGCGTCGCCGTCAATCCTGGTGATGTGACCGATCTGCAAATGCGTCTTAGCGGTCAAGTCAGTTGCTGAGATGCCTGAATCTACGCCGTTGACGTAGATCGTAAGTGCCGCGTCGTTGCCCGCCGTTGTGACGTAGATCGCGTCCAGCGGCGGATTGAAAGACTTGTCGGCAGCGGTGTTAACTACCACGTTTTGCCAAGTCATTAGTAGCCTCCTCTCTTGCCGCCCTTCTTGGCGGACATGACTTTCTTGCCGGTCTTCTTGGCTGCCTTCTTCGCAGCCTTCTTGCCAGCGGGGGTGTACGAGTACGTCTTCTTTCCAACCTTGGGCATAGTTCCTCCTAGACAGGGAGCGCCTTAGACATGACCCGGCCCACCGTCTCGGTGACCCAGTCGGTGACCGCTTGCACGGCGTTGGCCGCTTCAGCTTGGCCGATGTTGGCCATCGTGGCCTTGACGATCGCGACTTCCTCTTCCGCGGCATGCGGGTTGGTAAGCGCGAGCACCGCGATGCGGCTTGCGTCGCTAGCGATCGCGGCCAGCATCTCTTGCTTAGCCGGGTCGGTCACAGAGGCTTTGAGTTGCTCGGCAAGCTCTTGCACGTTTGGGGTGAGGTCAGACATCACTTCTTCTTGGTGTTGGCTTCGATACGAAGCTTCCAGGTTTCGAGGAGACGCATACGCGAAGCCTTCGACGGCGCGTCAAGCTTCTCGTCAGCTTCCACGTAGGCGCGGTAAGACGGCGCGATTGCGTCGTAGGTCAGTTGGTCGGCCTTCACGTAGGCATCAGCGACGCTGATTCCCTCGCAGCCGGTGAGCAGCACGAGGGCCGCTACAGCGCAGAGCTTCTTCACTTGGTGTCCTTGGGTTTGGGGGTGTCGGGTTTCTTAGCAGGCGGCTTAGGCTCGTGCCCGTTGCCGTTGCCGTTCGGTTCTTCTGTCGGGCTGCCCTCTGAAATAATACTTCGGAGATTCGTCATTAACCCTGTGACCAGGAGAGTCAGCAGGGCTGAGGCAACCGAGACGCTGTCCTCTGGGATCGCGCCAAACCCTAGCATGGCGATGAACCCGCCGATGAGCAGCACGAGGATGGCTGGCGTGGTAAGCGCTAGGTTGGTCCGCGCCTTCTCACTGGCTGAGGTGTTGAGGCGAATCTTGGCTAGCTCCAGGTTGATCTCCTCGCGCCGCAGCGCGCGCTCAGCTTCACGCTCGGCGCGCTCCTTGGCCACGATAGCTCGGTAGCGTGCTTGCGCTTCCTTCGTGCGCTCGCGCTCCAACCTCAGTTGCGTCTTGGTGTCCTTCACGATGACCGTCTGCGGGTTGGAGATGTCAGGTTCGAGGTCGTCATTTTTGGACATGGTTACGTCACAGTTGCTTAGCTAAGAGTGCAGTAGCGACTGGAATGACACCGCCGAGCAGACCCCAGATGCCGCAGCGCACTTCTAGCGTTGCGAGCTTCTTCTCGGTGTCTGTCAGCCGCGTGTAGAGCCGTTCCATGTCGCGTTTAAAATCGGCGCGTTCCTGGCGAATTTCTGTCGCCAGACGTTCAAGTTCTCGCATTACAAGCTCGCGGTACTCAGGCCACCCGTTGCCGTCGGTCATTGCACGGCACCGGGGTTGGTGTAGCCCGTAGCTTGGTCAATGGCGTCGATCGGCGCAGCTTGTGCGGCTTCAGCCATGTTTTTCTGAGACGCGCTGACTTGCTGCATCGCCTGAGCTTGCTCCATCGCAGCTTGCTGTTGAGCACGCGCGACGCGCATCTCGGCAACGTCGTCTTCGTCTGCAAGCAGATCAGGGTCAATGCCCAGCATCGTGGCGTACTGCTTGCCAACGGCGTCAGCGTCTACAAGGTCGAGCACTTCAGGCTTCATGCCCGCCACTGCGCCTACAGTTTGCAGCCACCGGTCAATGGCGTTGATGCCGATGCCGCGCTGGGCTTGCGCTAGCGGCGACACAAACTCCACGTCCAGCGTCGTGTCTTGCAGTTCTTGCGGCACCGGGGGCAGCAGTTGCGCTTCGGCGAGGTAGTAGAAGATCAAGTCGATCAGCGGCTTTAGCCCGTCGTCAAACAGCCGCTCCAACATCGGGCCAAGCATCAACAGCTTCTCTTCGTTGCGCTGCATGACCTCGCGCGCCGTCATCGTCTTGTCGATCTGCTGCAGCATGATGAACAAGTCGGTGAACATGGTGCGCCTAATGCGCCCCCGCACGTCGTTGATGTCTTCAAGCAAGCCACGCAAATCCAGCGCTGTTTCAAACAGCGGACGCACGCCAGCTTCACGGCCTGCGTTGGGTGTCGTGGTCAGACCGCCCGGCTCGGCGTCAACCTCGCTGTGCTTCATCCCAGGCGGGATCTGCAGCGGCGGTCGCGTCTGGTAGTCGATCACCTGACCCTTGCGCTCTTGTTGGTGCTGCAACTGGATCGCGTCACCCAGCGCCTCCATGCCCGGCCCGTTGCCGTAGATGTCGCCGCCGCTCACGTTCCAGCGGAACGCAAGCACGGGGAACACGTCAAAGCCGCCGTCACGCAACGGCGTCTTGCGCCGCTGCAGTTCGCCACTGTAGGCGTATTCGAAGTACACGCTGCGATACTTCAGCTGATCTTTGAGCGCGCTGCCCTCAACGTAGCGGTCGTCGTTCGGCTCGATGGCGTGGACGATGTGGACTTCCTCTTCGAAGTCCTCGTGGTCAAACGCCTGCTGCACCTCGTCGCTGCAGTTCTCGTAGCCGAACTCACGCACACACTGCGCGATCGTCATTTCGAACTCGCGGTAGCAAGTGTTGACGTCCCCTTTGGCGTCGGTTGCGAGGTAGTACTGGCCCGCGGTGAGCGGGTAGGCGTGGAACAGACTCTCTTCGTCTGGCAGCAGAATCAGGACAGCCGTGCCAAAGACCGCCATCTCTTCGTACGCGTTGTGCAGCGCGTGATACAGGTTGGACCCGTTGATCCAGCCGCGCATCCGCTCCGCGACCTCAGTCAGCCAGCCACGAACGACAGCTGAATCGTTTAGCTCGGTGTCGCGTGTTTCCAGTCTAAACCAAGGCCGCGCAGGCGACGTAGCGCCTGACATCAGCCCGGCAGCAAGCGTTCGCACAGCCTGGAGTGGCGTGCTGTCGATGATTGAGCCGTGTCGTTGGTCGCCCACGTTGCGGTCGTGAACGAAGAACCGGCCACCAAACGGCAGGAAGTTCTCGCTCAGCACCTCGTGGTGTGCGCGCCACCCTTGATGGTATTCGTTGCGCAGCGAGTTGTAGCGGTCCGCCATCCGCGAGACGAGCGGACGTGGGTCGCGGTAGCGAGTTTGGGTCATTGGCCGAGCAGTTTGTTACGCCCCATTTGCCCGGCTTGACCGCCGAGTCCTGCGGGTCCGGTCTTGAATGTTGAGTCAGCGCCTGCGGGCTTCTCAGCCTCGGCGATCAGCGCGCTGACGTCAGGCGCTTCCTTCGACTGCCGAATAGCGTCTGTGCGCTGCTGACGCGCTTGAGACGCCGCCTCCCCTTCGGCAACCTGAGCCGCGCCTTTAGCCCGCGCTTCGCCACGCTTACGCGCCCGCTTACCTGCCTGAGCAGATTGGTCTGCGCCAATGGCGCCCCCAACCGCGCCGAGCGCGCCTACAACAAGAGCAACAGTACTTAGAGCCGCCATAATTAGATCGCTTTCGCAAACGCCCGCTCAGTCATCGTGTAGCCGAGACGTTCAATCAACGCACCCGCGGGCTGGGCGGCGTCTGCAAACTCAACGTCAGATAAAACAACGCGCGCGACGCCTCGGTCTTTAGCCCAGTCTTCAAACGCACGAACAAGCCGCGCAGCCGTCGACCCGCCTCGATGCTTTGGGTCAACCCACCACGCTAGCTCCGCGGCGGACCAGTCTAGCGAGTCAAACCACAAAGGCAGCGCCATGCCGAGCAAGAACCCGGCAACTTCGCCGTCAGCTTCTGCGACGAGCACTACGCCGTCAGGGTTTGAATGCACAGCGTTAAACGTGGCTTCAAGTCGAGTCGCGTCGACAGAGCCTACCCGCGGCATCTTGAGCTTGCCTACGAACTCGGCACCGAGCCGAGCTACAGCTTGGCAATCTTCAGACGTAGCCTCGCGGATAATCACGGCTGAAAGATGCCGTGCCTAACCCCAGGCCGCAAGTGGGTCCGGCCCCTCTACGTGCGATTTCTCAGCCTAGAATACGGGTTGTGGCTGACGTAACGCCTTTTCCCGGCAGGCACGTACGTCCGATACAACTCGTCTTCCACCATGTCTTGTGGACCGTCGACCACGGCGCTGAACGTGCAAGCCAGCGCATCGGCTAGGTCTGGCGAGCCTGCCTTGGGCAAACGCTTCTTGATGTCGTCTTTGCCCTCCAGCACTCGACGCTCTCGTTTGTCGTAGCTGTACGTTGGCGTAGCTAGCTCCATGCGCAGCTTTTCGTCATCTGGGATAGCGCCGCCCGCCATGATCCAGTCACGCATGCGCCACCACATCTCGGTGCGGTGGTTGTTGAACAGCTTGTCGTCGTCTGCCGCGCGCCCGAACGGCACCTCGATGACGGTGTGACCCAGCTGCCGCAGCCTGTCGATCACCCCTGCTCCAGCGCCTGCATCCACGAACACGGCGGCTGGCTCGTGTTGTGCGATCTGCTGCGACACGAGCGACGCTAGCTGCATGTTGTCCATGCCGCGCTTGACGATCGGATCAAACATCTGCAGCCCTTGCCTACGCACAATGACGCTGCGGTCACTGCCAAACCGCGCTGGGTCGACGCCGATCACCACGGGGGCGTGATCAATCTCGCCTGGGCGATACACACGCTGGCTGGCGTCGCGCACGTCCAAGATCGACAACAGCTGATCGTCGCCCTGCACGTCCCAGTTGTTGAGCATCTCGCGCTCAAACGCAGCGTCGCTCATCTCGTCGCGCATCGACTCGATCTCCGACTCGATGATGGCTTCAGTCTGGTAGCACGTCCAAGACGCTACACGCCATTCAGGCTGGTCTTTGTCCTGCAACTCCAAGCCGCGCACGTAGACGTCGTAGAACAGGTCGATCGACTTGACCGTGCCGATGAAGATGCCCCAGCCTTGCCGGTCAGCCAGCGTGGGTCGCACGACCTCGTCCCACAACTCAGGCTCCATCTGCGCCACCTCGTCAAGCACCACGCCGTCAAGGTAGATCCCACGCAGCGCGTCAGGGTTGTCAGCCCCGTACAAACTAATCGCAGCCTGATTGTGCGTGAACGTGACGGTCAACTCAGACTCGTTAACCTCGACCATGCCACTCACGATCATGTCGCGCAGCCTGTGCTTGAGCCTGCGCCACACCACGCGCTTCGCCTGCTTGAGCAGCGGCGCGATGTACGCAAACGCGCCTAGCTCGCGCTTGCTTTGCATGGCGCAGTGGATCAACTGCATGATCGCTAGCTCAGTCTTGCCCGCGCGGCGGTGCAGCACCCACACGTTAAAACGACGCATCGCGCGGTGACACCACGTCTGCCACTCGCGCGGCTTGTAGTCGAGTTGAATCGTCATTCCAGCAACTCGCTCTTCTGAATGGTGACTTGCTGCGTGACAACTTGCTCAGGCTCAGGCACGCCCGTCACCACGATGAGCCGCGAGTCGCCGGTCTGTTCGATCTGCCGCTTCTCTGCGTAGCGATGCGAGAACCGACTTAGCATGCGGATGCGCGCGTCCACCCTGAGCCGTGGGTCAGCCATCGGCGTGAAGTCACGCCCGTCCGCGATTGAGATGACCTCTTCAGCCATCATGTCCAGCCCCTTGTCCTTAGCGTCCGCGAGACGTCTCGCGAAATCGGGGAACTGGTCTCGCCAACGCTGCACTGTAGCCCTGCTTGGGCGCCCCTCGGGACGGCAGTAATCCACCATAAGTCCGCCACCCAACACATGTTCGACCAACGCGTCCATGTGTTCGAACGGGTCGTAAGTGACGTCGCCAGCTGGTCTCCCACGCCGCTTTAATTCGTGGGGCTGTTTTTTAGGTGTCGCCATCAGGGGTGCCGAATAATCCGCAGCAGAGTGCCGTTGAGAACCATGTTGGCTGTGCCGTCAGCGTCAGCCTCGGCTTGGAACTTGAGCTTGTCGCCGCTGCTCAGGCTGAGGATGGTGCTCAGCGTGACCACGCCAGTGTTCTGGTCGGTGTCACGCGAAGAGTAGTTGCTAGCCGTGTGCATGCTCTGGCGCACAAACCCGCTGCCCGTGTCTAGCCACGTCCGACAGAACGCCTCGATGCGGTTGTTGCCGCTCATACGGAACGAGCAATCGATCTGGTAGCGCCCCGCCGCAGAGATGTCGATCTGCGTAGCATCGCTGTCGTTGACGACGATGTTGTTGGTTGAGTCCGCCAGCGCATCCGATGACGAGGTGTCCCACGATGCGTAGATGGTGGTGTTCGCGACCGACGCCGTCGAGGTGCCCACGGCCAGCATCGTGCTCACCTTGGCGTCCGCGGCTAGCTTGGCTGCCGTGACGTTGGCGTCCGTGATCTTGACGGTGGTCACCGCGTTGGTGGCGAGCCGCGCGGCGTCGACAGCGCCGTCCGCGATGGCGGCACTGCCTACCGCATCGTCGGCGATAGCCGCTGCAACCACAGCGTCGTCCGCGATGTGCTCGCTGCCGATGGCGTCGTCAGCAATCTTGGTCCCGTTGACAGCATCTGCGCCAAGCTTAGTCGTTGTGACTGCGCCCGCGTTAATCTTGGCTGTAGTGACAGCGTCGTCTGCGATCTTGGCTGAAGTAACGGCGCTGGTCGCCAACTTGTCGGCGTTGATCGCACTGTTCAGCACCTTGCTGCCTTCGACTGCGTCCGCGGCCAGCTTGGTCGCCGTCACTGCGCCGTCAGCGATCCGGCTAGCCGTGACCCAGCCGTCAGCTTGAGTCGCGTCTTGCACGGTCTGCTGTTCGTCTTGGCGCAAGATGAGCCGCTTTACGAACCGGTGTAGCTTGAGGATGTCCACCAGCTGAGTTTTACCACGCTTAGTTGCTACCGTCATCCGGCTCGAAGCTGACCACGACGTAGCCTTCCACGAACTTCGGGGCGACAGAACACTTTCGGACCCTGACTTCAATGATGTCCGAGTCATCACGGTCAGCGGCAGCGACTAGCCCGTCGATCGCCGCCTTCATAGCTGCAAGCAAGTTGTCTAGGTCGTAACGGCGACGCGTCGGCGGATGCACGCTGAGCACCGCGGTCACTGGACCCTCAGGTAATTTCAGCCCAATTGAACGGGCGTGTAGTTCTGCGTCCTGGCGCTGCTTCTTGCGAGCCTTGCCCAGCACCGTCCAATGCTTGCCCTTCGACCGGTTCGGCCAGCACTCCGTGCGCGGCCACTCAAGAATCATTGCGTTTACCATGCTTCAGTTCCCAACTGGTTCCCACCTGCTAACCATATATATGAAAAAACCCCCGCACCCCCTAGTGGTCGGGAACCACTTCGGGGGAAGGTTGCGGGGGACAGGTTCCCGAGGTTCCCGAACAGGTTCCCGCTCAAATCTGGGAACCACTTAGCCAAGGAGATCCTCCACCCGGTAGATGGTCCTGCGACCGTCAGCAGACGACACGATTCGATGTGCTGCGGCCGCCCGTCGCACCGCATCCAGCACGTCCGACCGCCTGCCCGCCACGAGCGACACCAGTTCGTTCGCCGTCTTGCCAGGATGGTCGGCCACCGCCGTCACCACGCTCTCCACCAGCCCGCTGACTCGTTCTTCTCGACGATCCGCTTGGCGAGCGTCGTCCGCCTGCTCTGCCGCCCGCTCGGCCTCTTCACGCTGCTGACGCTGGACCTCGTCTTCAGCAGTCAGGTAGCCGCCCTCCTGGCGGACCAGCATGACCGGCTCGTCCATCGGCGGGGCGAGGTTGTTTTTCTGCATTTCAAACCGGACACGCCCGTCATCGACCGTCAGTAGAGAAGCACCCCACCGCACTGCGTCGATCAAGCCCGTCACGCCTCGCTGCTCAGCTGAGCCTTGCGCCCTGGCTTGCTTGCTTGTGTGGCCCACGCCCAGCACGGTCGGGTTGCCTGGAGCGCGCGTAAACCGCTCCAACTCCTGCACGAAGCGCGTAGCTAAGATGTTGTCAGACTCGACGTTAACGCCAGCGAAGCGGCTGATCGGGTCAACCACCACCAGCCCCCAGTCTTCGCCGTCGTCCAGACGCTGAGCTAGCCCCGTGCTGTGACCCGTGCTGCTCGCCTCCGAATCTAGCAGCGGCAGCGCGTGGCCTGCGAGCGGCACGCAGAGCACCCGCTGGCGCACGGCTTCCATCTCGATGGCGTCCAGCCCCATGTTATCACAGGCGAAATAGAGCTTGCGTGCGGCCTCGTCAGCGTCTTCTTCTCCCATCAGGAAGAGCACGCGCTTGCCGCACGTCTCGCCCAGGCGGAAGTGCCCGAGCCAAGGGCGCCCGGTAGCCACGCTCACGGCTAGCTGGATCAGCGCCGTGGTCTTGCCCGTCCCGCCCGCAGCCGAGAACAGCCCGACCTTGCTGCGAGGCAGCAGCCCCACACCATCTGGTCGGTTCAGCAGATACTCGCGCGGCGGCGGGATGGTCGACCAGTCTGGCTGGACCGGCTCGATGCTGTAGAGCGGCGACACCTTTACCGCAGCCTCTTTAGATGCCTCGACTTGAGCGTCTAGCTCCGGCTCTTCTAACTCACCAAACGCCTCGACAACTTGGTCTTCTTGCTCCTGCAAGTAGGCAAACGCGCGCGTCAGGTCCGCGGTTACCCACGCTTCGCGCCCGTAGCGCCCAGGGTCGAGGCTGTTCTCGATGTCCCCGCGGCCCCACGCCGTGTGGTTCAGCAAGTATTGCAGCGCCACGTCGCCGTGCCCCAAGCACGCCTTAGCCACCATGACTTCCAACGCCCAGAAGGCGTCGCTCGCCGACGCGTAGGGTGAGTCCTCGTACTGCCATCGGCCTTCAAGAAGCGCTTTGCCGTCCGGCTGCTCAGCTACAAACTGGTCGATGTCGTTCCGAAACGGCACCGGCTCGGAGCTAGTCGGCAGACTATCGAGTCGCGCTTTCTCGTCTGGCACCCAGTCGAAATGCCGAAACAGATCGTCCAAGTCGACGCGCGTGACGTCCTTGTTCGTGCCGGGAAGGTGCTTGCCCGTGACTGTGACAAACCCGCCTGCTTGGTTGACCCCAAACAACTGGACCTCGACGCGCTTCGCGCAGCCCGGCACGGGGTCAGCGTCGATGGGCAGCACCGTGCTGATGTTGCGGCGAGGCAGCTTGTCGACAAGCACCCACTGGCGCAGCCCAAAGCCTGAAGGGCTTGCTTCCGTGAACGAGTTACCAAACGCCGCAAGCGCATCGCGCGCCCACGGGCTAAGTTGCCCGGTCTCTGGGTCGCGGCAGTTGTCGTAGTCGAGCGCGATCAGGTAGCCGCGCGGCGTCTTGACCCCGTTGGTTGTGATGAAACCAATGCCCGAAAACTTGTCGGGTGCGCGCTGCGTCGGACCCGCAACTTCCTCAAACTTGCGTTGCGACGCCTCGTCGAGCGTGCGGCAGTCTGGCACTTTCGTCCAACTGCCCTGGCGATTCTTGCGTAGGTTCCAGCGGCACCAGCGAGCACTGTTGCGCAAGATCAGAGGCACAAAGTGTTGTGCATCGTCGGGTGTTGGGCTACTGTTGATTGTGGTCATCACGTCGTCTCCGATGATCGAGTCAAGGGGTCGGCCCCAGCGGAATTGAGAGAACCGCTGGGGCCATCTTTTTGTCAGGGGTGCATAACCGAAGCCAGCCGTTGCAAACCGACTGCGCCCGGCTAGACTGCCGCATCGTGCAGCTTTACCCGCATCAACGTGCCGCCGTCAACTTCTTAAAGCAAAGAAAGACGGCATGCCTTGCCGACGACATGGGTCTAGGCAAGACCATCAGCGTCGCCGTCGCCGCGCGCGAGCTAGGTCTACGCTCGGTTTCTATCGTTGCGCCTAGCGTCGCCCTTTGGAACTGGCAGCGTGAACTGCGCAAGTGGGCGGGCATTGAAGCCGCAGTGCTAGACTCTACGCGCGCAGCACGGACAACGCCGCGTTGCCCGTTCTTAATCGCCCCGCACAGCCTGTTGCGCAGCGAACCGGTGCGCGAGCGTCTAGCAGGCGCCGACTTGCTTGTTGGTGATGAGGCGCACTGCTTCAAGACGCCGACCGCCGCGCGCACCCGCAAGTTCTACGGCTTAGCTACAACTGCAGATCGGACGTGGTTGCTGACTGGCACGCCGATGCCGAACAACGCCAGCGAACTGTGGACGATGCTGCACCACCTGCACGACGACTTCCCTGAACGCTTCCGCGCGTTCCGCGAGCGTTACTGCGAGCTACGCCCATCCAACTTCGGTGACGGCTGGAAGATCGTAGGCAACAAAAACGCGCGTGAGCTACGGGAGCGCATGAGCAACTTTATGTTGCGGCGCAAGAAGACTGACGTTCTTGACCTACCACCCAAGCGCGTCGAGGTCGTGACCGTGCAGCCTACTGAGATGCCGCCGGGGTTGGATGAGCTAGAGCGCAAGCTGCGACGTCGCGCAGTCTCAGCTGACGGCATTCGCGCACACGACGACGTCACGTCAGCTGAGACGCCCGAAGAAGCGTTCCAGGCGCTGCGGGATCACGAGCACCTGTCGCGGTTCCGCAGGCTGAGCGGGCTGGCCAAGGTCGAACCTGCAGTCGAGATGGTGCGCAACGAGCTAGCCTACCAAGACTGCATCGTGCTGTTCGCCCAGCACACCGAAGTCATCGACCAGCTAGCTGGTGGACTGGCGGCCTACCGCCCCGTGGTAGTCGACGGGCGCACGTCCGCGGCGGATCGGCAACGCGCTGTCGACGCGTTCCAGTCTGGGCAAGCTGACGTCTTCATCGGCCAGATCCAGGCGGCGGGCACCGCCATCACGCTGACCCGCGCGACCGAAGCGCTGTTCGTCGAGACGAGCTACACGCCCGGTGACAACGCGCAGTGCGCCGACCGCATCTACCGCATCGGCCAGACCAAGCCGGTGCGCGTGCGGATGCTGGCCCTAGCGCACAGCATCGACGAGATCGTGACCGAAGTGCTGCAGCGCAAGGTCGCGATGATCTCGGAACTACTCAGCTGAAAAAACTTTGTTTCAGGCAGAAAAAGATGAAGTAGTCGGTTGACGTCGGTCGATGTCGGGTTATGTTGTCCTCAGTCGCGGCAAGTTGCCGCTCCCGTTTTCACTCTTACCGGAGACTAGACCCATGACCCACACTACTGACCCTTTTGCTCAGCTGCGCTACGACGTCGAACTCGGCACTGCCGCCTACCGCGTTGACAACGGCCCTAACGGCGTCCGCACGGTCGACCCTAACCTTGGTCGCATCGCGTGGCGCACCGACACTGGTGAAGCCATCGGCATGGTCGGCGGCAAGCAGACTGTGATCCAGCCGTCCGAGACCGTCGAGGTCTTCGAGCACCTGCTGGAGAGCGGCCACATCAAGGAGCGCAACCTGCGTGCGTTCGCCTGGAAGGGCGGCGCCAAGATCGCTGTGATCGCTGAGACCGGCAAAGAAGCCGAGATCAAGACGCAGCGCAAGGTCGGCGAAGTGATTCGCCAGCGCATCTTCAGCTACGACTCGTTCGACGGTAGCGCCGCTCGGACCATCGGCAGTGCCGACGAAGTGCTCATCTGCACTAACGGCATGGTCCGCTTGGACAACCAAGCAGTGTCGCGCATGCGTCACACGCCGTCGATCACGCAGCGCAACCAAGAAGCCGTCATCGCTCTGCGTCAGCAGTTCGACAGCTTCGAGAAGCAGCTTCCGATGCTGCAGCGTCTGGCTGACTCCAAGCTGAACGACCGAGGCTTCCAAGCCATCCTCGACGAGTGGTTCCCACGCGACGAGAACAACGAGCGCACGACGCGCAGCCAGAATCAGGCTGACAAGGTCGAGCGTCTCTACCACACGGGCGCTGGGGCTGACCCAGGCAGCTTGTGGGGTGCTTACCAAGCGGCGACCAACTGGTTGTCGCACCACCGTGGCCGCGACGCTACTCGCGAAGAGGCCAACCTTGTCGGCGTCGGTGCCAACCAAAACCGACGCATCCTGCGCGACCTCGTCGCGCGTGCCGAAGCCGCCGCTGCCCTCTGAGGGTAGCGGCCCAACCTGGAGACGACCGATGACTAACGACTTCTACGTTGAATGCGACATCTGCGACGAGCGGTTCTGGTTCGCTCGCAGCGAGTCGCCCACGAAGTGGGTGGCTGAAACCGAGACTCTTGACGGCGAGGTGATTAACTGCTGCCGCAGCTGTGACTCGGAGATGGCCGTTGCCCAAAGTCTGTGATTACTAACGCCGCCCCTAGGGGCGGCAACTTAACCCCTGGAGAAGACCAATGACCGACATCACGATACTGAGCGACTACGTCGTTCCTACTGACGACCACGCGCGCGACACGTTCGTCTACCGCGTGCAGACTGAAGAAGGCGACACTAGTTGGAGCCGCACAGAAAAGCGCGCGCTTGCTGAAGCGCGCGACATGGCTGAGATCCACGACCTTGGCGTCACGGTTCAGAAGTTCACGTTCAAGCTGTCCAAGAAAGGCGTGCTTGACCTGCTCAGATTAGGAGGCGCCTGAAGCGGGCGTCTTCGTGTGGGCTGCTGCAGCCCTGGTCGTGCTGACCAAGTTCGGAGACTGCTGGTCTACCCAGCAGCACGTTCGCTCAGCTGACTCGGAGACCAACCCGTTCGGCAAGATGCTGATGCGCAAGCTCGGCTTCAAGACGGCGATCTGGGCGATCTTCGCGTTCGTTGTTGCGTGGACCTTGGCGTTAGCTGCAGCCGCGTCTAGCGGCTCTTGGCTGACTCAAGCATGGTTCGTGGCGCTGGCCTTGGTGGTCAGCATCATGCAAGCAGCGGTTGCGTACACCAACACGACGCACCGCTGGAACTTCATCACTCGTTGGGTACTAGGCGTACACATGCGCCAGCTGAACAGGAGGAAATCGATGCCAAAGCGTGAGCTAAAAGACGACGAAGTCTACGTCGTGCATCTGGTAGAGGACGGTCTAGTCCCTCCAGATCACACGATGCAGATCTGCCGCGAGTGGGGCACCGCCATGAGTGTAGTCGACGGCTTTATGGCCGCTGAATGCAGCGAGGATTGGACCCCGCACATCATCCGCGAATGGGAACGCGACACTCTCAAAGCCCGGTGGACTTGGGGAGACAGCGAAATCCGCATCACCGTGGAGAACGTGGCGTAAAAAAAACTACAGCAGACTGTTGACGTCGGTCGAAGTCTGCTGTAGTCTGTCCTCTGCACGTTAGCCGTCGATACGGGTAGCGCGATCGGGTGGCCGAACTGAGGCCGTCCGCGTGAGACTCCGTTATTCCATCGCGCCGTGACCTCGTGTCGGCGGCTGACGTGCTTCTCTTTCGGGTGGCTGCTTTCTAAGGGCAGCCTTAGTTGTGCTCTGGCTTCCGTAGAAGCCCACTTAGTTAAAGCGAGCATCGCAGCCACCCTTTCTCTCTTACTTTTCAGGTTGACACCGGAGGCTACCATGCGACTTACCGATAAGCAGAAAGAGCAAGTCCTTGCGAGCGGCGTTGAGACCCGCCCCGGCGGGTCGTTGATCCGCAAGGACGGCCAGTGGGTTGTCGTTTGGCACATCAACTACGACGACCTTGTCGACCCCTACCGTAAAGTGCCGCCAGCGTCTCGCTGGCGCGCTCAAGTTGTCACTGGCGTTGACGCCAGCGGCGTGTGGTTCTACCCAGAAGGTCTGGGTAAAACGCGTTCCCAGGCCATCGCTAACGCGCTGGCCATCTGACTCCTCTCACTTCAAACGGAGACTTCCCATGACTGACCAACAAGATAATAGCCTGCACGACGCCTACAGCGCGACGACGCAGAAGTGCCACGACATTGAGCAATACCTGCACGAGTTGCGAAAGCGCCTCTACGCAGGCAAGAACGAGTACGCCGACAATTCGTCGGACCTCCCCACGTCAACTATTGAACGCGAGCGGCTTGAAGAAGCGCTTGACGTTGCTGGCTGGTCGTACGTGATGTGGCGCAAGCTGCGACACATGGCAGAGCGGCAGAACCTAGAACGGCTGATGAATCAACCGGTGACAGAAACGCCTAGCGAGGACAAGGCACCCGCCGTTGCGGTTGACCCCACCAAGCTGGTTGACCTGATCGTCGAAGACATCACGGCCAACTCTAAGCTGCACGAGGTTGACCAGCAGTACGCTGTTCTCATGGCTGACGTGGCCGAGTCACTGCGTCGTTGCCTTTGCTACAACACGATGGACGAAGCTCGCGAACGAGTCGGGCAAGCCATTGCGGATGCGCAAAGCGATGCTTGATGACAAGGATATCCAGGCCCAGCTGGGCCTGGGTAACCAACTCGCCCAGGAGTTCGCCAAAGACTTCATGGTAAAAATGAAGCCAACCGTTGACGACCCTGGCTCCCGAGCGTCGCTGCTCGGAGTCGTAGCGACTGACCTAGTCGCTGAAATCGCCGTAGTGCTGGAGCACTACGACGTGATGTCGGTAGAGGAGATCGCAAAGCTGTTCACTGAGCGGCTGGTTTCAGCTATCCACGTCAAACGTGAAGAGTGGGAAAAAGAGCAAGCGTCACGGAATTGACGCTTGCGTTTCCGACTCAAGCCAACTACAACCAACTCAGCACACAGCGGGCAGGCGCTGCAGGCCCCGCTTGGCGACCAGGAATCCAGCCAAGCTGACCCAGCACCCTACTTCCCCGATAGCCGCAGCCCCTGCCCGCACTTTATTCAGGAGACCAACCATGAACATCAACATCACTCTTTCGCTCGACTCTGCTGTGCTGCCCGCGCTTGCCGACTTCCTTAAGTCGCACAGCGACGACGTCACTGTTGAGTCGAAGAGCGTTAAGCGGTCCAAGCCCGAAGCCGAAGCTGAGGCTAAGCCGAAGAAGAAGCGCGGTCGCCCGCGCAAGAACCCAGAGCAGTCAATGGCTACGCCAGAGGCTAAGGCCGAAGTCGCAGCCGAAGCTGCAAAGCAGACGCCTCGCATGACCCGCGACGAACTGCGCGAGTTGATCGCGCAAGCTCTTGACCAGCTTGGTGACGAGCCAGTCCGCGCGGTGTTCCAGCAAGTGGGCGTCACCAAGTTCTCTGAGATCAAGGACGAGGCGGTCAACCCGATCGCCGATTCACTCCAGGCTCAGCTGGGGTGATCTACGATCTGCTGGTGACAGCAGGCATTACCGTCGGGATGGCCATCTTGGTCGTCCCGGCATCTGCTTTAATTCCCCGACGTAGAAGGAGCGTTAGCCATGAGCCATTCGTCTTTGGCGCCAAGCGCCGCTAACCGCTGGTTCGTCTGTCCCGGCTCAGTAGCTCTGAGCAAGGATTGCCCGGACGAGTCTAGCCCAGCTGCGCGCGAAGGTTCTTTCGCGCACATGATTGCTGAGCAAGCTCTGGTCAACGGGCTGGACGCGATCAGCTACGTCGGGGACACCAACGGTGAGTTCACCGTTGACCTTGAGATGGCGCAAGACCTCCAGGCGTACCTGGACATCTTGCGCTTGCACGAGATGCTCGCCGACGACTCGGTAGTTGAGCACCGCGTAGAGTTCAACAACGACTGCTGGGGCACTGTCGACTACGCGATGGCGACGGCGGACACGCTGCACGTCTTTGACTTGAAGTTTGGGCGCACGCTGGTCGACGCGACGGCTAACCGTCAGCTGATGGTCTACGCTGCGGCGCTGCTGGCTGACCCGCCAGAAGATGCGCCTGCGTTCTCGCGCAAGTTTAACCGGGTTAAGTTTCACATCGTGCAGCCGCGCGTCAACGCGCGTTCAGATGACGAAAGCTGTGTGCGTGGGCGTCACCAAGCGTGGACGATGCGCATGGACGAGTTCGAAGCGTGGGTTGAGCAAGAACTGACCGTGCGGATCAAAGCCGCTCTGGAGCCGCAAGCTCGGCTGCAGCCGGGCGACCACTGCACCTTCTGCCCTGCTAAGCCGCATTGCCCCGCGCTGCGCGAGCATGCGTTGCAAAGCGCTCAAGAGGTCTTCCCTAGCGGTGACCTCGACTCCCCTACGCAGCCGCCAGCACCGGTAACGCTTGACCCTGAGCGGATGCGGGCAGTCCTTGACGCCGCACCGCTGGTGCGGAAGTGGCTCGACGCAGTTGAGCAACACGCTGCTAGCGAAGCAAAAGCAGGGCGCGTTGTTGACGGATACAAACTGGTCGCTACCATCGGCAACCGTCGTTGGAACGACGAAGTCGAAGCGCAGAACGCGCTTCGCGACGCGGGTGTTGATCCTACGGTCACGTCGATGATCAGCCCCGCACAAGCCCAGAAAGCTCTGGGCGGCACGAAACACAAGCCCGTGATTGACGGGCTGTGCAACCGTCCGGTTACTGGCGAAAAGCTGGTGCCGGTTTCTGACCGACGCCCGGCTTTGCCCGGCGCTGACGTCTTCTCTGAGGCCAGTAACTAATAAGGAGTAGAACGATGGCCCTATCCAAAACTGACGTGGTCACGCCGCCTGTGCGTATCCACTTCCCGTCTCTGTTCACGAAGCGCGCAGTCCCTGGCGCGACCAAGGAAACGTACCAAGCGGTGGTCATGATCCCGCCAGACGTCAGCCTTGAGCCGTTCGAAGCTGCCATGAAGGCGGCTTTGCGTGAAAAGTTCGGAGACAAGTTCAAGCTGTCGCCAGCTAAGAACCCCATCCACGACGCCGCCGAAAAGGACTACGACGGCTACGAGGAAGGGTGGCACTTCATCAACGTCAACGCGAACCACGCGCCTGCCGTTGTTGATCGCCAGAAGAAGCCGTTGCTCGACGTGCGAGACCTTCTAGGTCTGTCAGCTGAAGAGCGCGAGGCGAAGGTGAGCGAGGCTGAGGCGCGCGTTTACGCGGGCGCTTGGGTCAGGTTCCACCTGAACGCGTACGCCTGGGAGCACCCGACGGGTGGCAAGGGCGTGTCGTTCGGCTTGAAGGCCGTTCAGTTCGTCCGCGACGACGAGCCGTTCGGCACAGGCGCTAGCAGTAGCGCAGACGCGTTTGAGGCGCTGGACAGCGATGACGCTGCCGACGCCGACGACTTGTTTGCCTGATGCATTCGGGGCCGGGTGGCGTATCCCCCCTCCCGCTGAAAAGCCCTGGGCTAGTTACTGACCGGACAATGCCCAGCGCCGCCGCGCGGTTCTCGCCGCGTTCGGATTGACGTCCGACGGCCCCACTTTTTAATTAGGCCATGTCTAAGATTCTGTGCGTTGACATCGAGACGTGCTCAGCTGCGTCGATCCGCAACGGCGCGCACGCTTACGCGGCGCACGAGAGCACACGCGTCTGGTGTGTGTCCTTCGGGACGCAGGATTCTGCCACCGACGAACCCCACATTTGGACGTGGGCGCCGGGCATGGACTTGCCCGAGAGCATTGTTGAGTGGGTCACTAACGACGGCGTGCTGCTCGCGCACAACGCCGCGTTTGAGATGGCTATCTGGGAACACATCTTGACACCTGAGTTTGGGTGGCCGAAGCCGAAGCTGAGGCAGTGGCGCGACACACAAGCCGCTGCCGCTTTGGCTAACTTGCCGCTGTCGCTGGAAGGGCTAGCCGGGATCTACAAGAGCGCAGCCCAAAAAGACATGGAAGGCAGCGCTCTGATGCGGTCTGTCGCGGTTGCAAATGCCGACCCCGACACCGACGGCTACCTGTACCCGGCGATGACCGACGACCAGATGACCGCGTTGATGGACTACTGCGAGGCTGACGTAGAGGCCACGCTTAACGTGTGGTTCCGGCTACCTTCGATGCCGGACCACGAGCTAGAGGCGTGGCACGTTGACCAAAAGATCAACCACCGGGGCGTGTGCATTGATACCGACTTCGTCGGGCATTTGGCTTTGATGGCGGAGCGGCGGAAGCTTCAGCTGGGCAACGACGTGTTTCGGATCACCGGGTCGTTGTTGGCGAACAGCACCAGCACGCCGTCACTTAAAGCGTGGCTGAAAGAAGAGGGCGTCGAACTCCCGGTGACGGAGCGGAAAGAGGGCGGGGCGACGCGGGAAGTCGAGACGCTGAACAAGGTCGCGGTTAACGAGATGTTGGCGCGAGATGACATCGAAGGCGCGGTTCGCGAAGTTCTGACTAACCGGGTCGAAGCCAACAAGAGCGCGTCGTTGGCCAAGCTGAAGCGAGTGCCGAACATGATCGGCAGCGACGGCAGGTTGCGCGGCGCGCTGCGGTACAGCGTTGCGCATACCGGACGTTGGGCGTCATCGGGCATTCAAGTTCACAACTTGCCGAAGGACAAGCGCGACCCGGAGCACCGCGACCGAGTGCTTGGCTACATCCGCGAGGGTTCGCTGGACAAACTGGTCGCAACGGAGACACGACCGCTTGAGGCGATGTCGGAGTCGCTAAGGGCGATGATCGTCGCAGGCGCAGGCAAAGACTTGATTGGGGCGGACTACGCCGCGATTGAAGCGCGGGTGCTGGCATGGCTAGCCGACGACGCGGCGCTGCTTGATCTGTTTAGGTCGGGCGCAGACATCTACGTCAAAGCCGCGGAAGACGTCGGCAGCGACAGCCGTCAGCTGGGTAAGGTCTGTACTCTTGCGCTGGGCTACGGCATGGGGCCGATCAAGTTCGCCAGCACCGCGACGTCGTGGGGCGTGCCGCTGGACTTGAAAGAAGCTCGCCGCGTGCAGCGGGCTTGGCGCGACGCTAACAGCAACATCGTAAACTTCTGGTTTGAGCTAGAGACCGCGGTGCGGAACGCGATTGAGAACCGCGGGGTGAAGTACGAAGTTGGCAAGCTTGCGGTCGCCGCCGACAGCCGGTGCCTAGTAATTAGACTGCCATCGGGCCGCTCGATTAGGTATTGGCGCCCGCGTCTTCGCCGAGCCACTCGGATGATCCCTTGCGTGACGCCTGAAGGTCAGATCGAAGAGCGCGAGCTTGACGTGTCTGAGATTCAATTCTACACCGTCGGCTCCAACAAAAGCCGCATGGTGCAAGAGACGACGTACGGCGGAAAGCTCGTCGAGAACGTGACGCAAGCTGTTGCGCGTGATCTGCTAGCGCACGCCTTGGTTAACCTGGAGGCGAAAGGGTTCCCTGTCGTGCTGCACGTCCACGACAGCGTAGTCGCGGAGATCTCGCACAGCGATACGCGTACTGTCGATGAGTTCTGCTACCACATGACGGAGCTACCTGAGTGGGCGTTTGGGTGCCCGGTCACCGCCGAGGGTTACCGCAGTTTGATGTTTCAGGGCTAGACATGGCGAAGCAACGCAGGCATACTACACCCGACGGCGACGGCAGACTGACTGTGCGCGGTTTCTTGGTTGGGCTGTTCTGGCTCTTCTATTTCCTCTTTGTTTACATCGTAACCCCATGACATCTGCTAACCCGGATCTGCGTGCGCTAGTTAAGCAAGCTCAACGCAAAGACCGCCTTGACGAAGACCCTGATCGCACTATGGACGAGATCGCAACGACGTGTTGCGTTAATCGGTCGCACTTGTTTGAGCTTATGGCGGGCAAGACGGAGCCAAGCCGCGTCCGCTCTTGGACGGTTCACCGGCTGGCTAAGGGTCTTGACCAGCCCGCCGACGTTGTTGCCGAAGCTATTCGCGTGTCACGCCGTCGAGCGCAAAACCGCGAGCGGCGCAAGCTCTTAGATGACTGACGTGTACCCGCCTGACCCTCGCGCTCGCAGTTTCTTTAAAGGTCTGGTGAACGGGCTGATCTTGTCTCTTCCCGTCTGGCTAATCGCCTACTGCGCGCTAGCCCGCTAACGCGGGCGGTTAGTTCTTCCCGTCAACAAAGCTCGCGGGATCTCAACGGCGGAGCCGAACTGACCGTTAAGGTCGGCTTGCCCAGTCGCCATCTCGTAACCGGACATCGCCGGTCCCAGCAACTTGTTAACTGGGACGCCGCTAATCGTTGCGATCATCGACAGCACCGAGCGCAACTTGCGCCCGTCTTCGAAGTCGCCGCTGCGGATTGACACGAGGCCGCGTCGCAACACCGACAGCGTCGGTGGCTCCGGCATTCGCGCGTTCCAGCTGGTCCGGTCGAACAGCGAGGCGAAACCAACTGCTGCGGCGTCACCCCAAATCGGCACAGCGCCCGTGATTGCTGAGATGTGCGCTCGCAGCGTCCGGCTCAACAAGTCGTCCCAGACTGCGCCGTCTTCGTCTTCGTCAACGGGGTCGCCGTCGACTAGCGAGTCGATAACTTCAGCGCCGACCAGCGGAACGAAGATGCCGATCATGTAGAGCGCGGCAAGGCTGCCTTCCGCTTCACCGCCGGTTCTGCGAATCTGAGTTTCAGACGCGATAAAGTTGCCGTAGTTGATGAACCAACCTCGGAACTGCAAGAACAGCTTAGCCATTGCAGAACCCCGCTCGGATACCGACAAGTCCTCGGGGTTGTTCGACGTTTGCGTCTGCTGCACCGCGTCGTCGGCGCGGTACACCGCCTCCCGGTGCGCGGTTTCGCCGTCTACTCCGGCGCCTTGGTCGGCGATAGCTTTGTTGTAGGCGGCGATCCAGACCGCGGCGTCGATCGGTTCCTGCGTTAGCCGCTGAATCCAGTACGCGTTTTTCTCAAACCACGCAACAACGCTGCCTGTTTTGGAACGCTCAGTTAGCAGCGCGTCCAGCCGGTCACGAACTTCGTAGATGTTCTGGCTTTCGAAGCGGTCGCGCATGTAGTCCGACTGGTCAGCGACGCGCTGCATCGCTCCTTCGCGGTCACGTAGCACGTCGCCAAGCGCAGGGAACATGTATTTGCGCGGGATGATTGCTAGCGCAACCGCGATGCCGGTCAAGTTCTGCGCGGTGTTCTTGATGTTGGCGAACATCGTGGCAGCACCGGCCCGAGACCTGTAGCGGTTTAGCCAGCCCCATGCGTCCTTGCCGGACATGGTCGTCCGCTGCGACGCCAAAGCTTCCATCCACGGGACCAAGATTTCCGATCGGAACCCAGGGTCTACCGCGTCGATTGCCCTCTTAAAGCGCGGGTTTTCTACGACTCGGCGGATGTCCTTGACTGCAGGCGCAAGGTGGCTGAACAGCAAGACCGAGTGGATATGCACACCAAGACGGCGAAGATCCAAGTCTAGCGGCTCGGCGTAGAGCGCGGCACGGTTTTGGGTGAACCCGCGCGGCACATTAGGCATCGCCTTTTGGAACTCTAGCGAGTCGTCAAAGCTGTTCAGTCGGGCGTCGACTACTTGGTTGGGGTCTGTCAGCGCGGGGACGTAGCCGCCGCGATACACAACTTCGCCAACTCCAGGGAACGAGAACGTCAACGGTTGCGCCGGGATCTCCTTAAACTTGTAGCCGAACAAGCTGAAGTGGGCGCGTTGCGCCAGCGGCTTGATCTCTTCCATCAAGTCCCAGATTTTTTGGACGGCGTCCATGTCAGCCTTGGTGATGGTGCCGTCGTCGATCTTGCTCTGCACATACTCCAGCCAGCGCTCAACCCCTTCCGCCTTGCCCGTCTGCGGGTTGTACTTGGCGATGTTGTAGCCGACGGTAAACTTGAACAAGTTGGACTCGTTGCCGCTGTGCAGCAGACCCATAAGCAGCTGAGCTTTGCCGCTGGTGCCGTCGTTGCCGAAGACGAAGTCGGTACCGTTTGATAGCTCGCGCGCGGTGATTGTGCCTTCAGGCAGATCCAGCGAATCGAGAAGCTCGGCGACTTGCTTCAGGTATTTTGTTTCGTCTAAACGCATCTGGTTGGCGGCGTCCTTGCCGCGTCTCCAGATCGCCTTTGTAAAGATGCCGTCAGCCTTGCCGCGGTCGAGCACCTTTAGCGCGTAGCGCATACGTGTGAACTGCGCCTTCTGCGCGCGCAACCACCGGCCTCGTTTCTCTGACTTTGTCAGAGACCCAGCGACTTTTCGGGTTGCGCGGTCGTGCGCTTCGAGCGTCTTTTCGATCTCGGTTAGCACCGAGTCAACCGCGACCCGCTTGCCGTCCATCACGATGTCTTGTTCACGCTTGCTGCGGAACCACAACCCGTCAAGAGTGTCGAGAGCGTCTAGCGCTTCGTCGACTTTCATCTCCTTCAACGGCTTGGCGGCGACAAGCGCGTCGTTCCGCAGCGTGCTTAGGTCGAAGTAAAGCTCAGGCGCAAACAGATCAGGGTCTTGCAACGGCGCGAGCACGTCAGCGCGCGGATCTTCTGCGACTTCAGGCGGTGGTGTCGCTTCTCCGTAGGCGGCTAACAGTTGGCGCGCTAGCTTGACGATGGGCGTCAAACGACCTTGGCTCGCTAGCTTCTTGTCAGTGCGCTGCACTCGTTCACGCAAACGCTTAGTCTGCTTGCGCAACTCGTCACGGACACTCGCGGCTTCTTCAGCCATTGCGTTTTGGAACAACGCGCGGCGCATGGCTAGACGGTACTCGCTCAGATCTCCCTTACGTCTAGCTTCCACGGCCTGCCGCTGAGCGCGGCCTGCAGCTAGCGAGTAGTCGATTGGGCGAAGCGCGCCCACGTCTACGTCGCCAATCGCGCGGCGGGCTACAACTCGCGCGGCGGAAACCAGCACGCGTGAATCGGGTAGCCCCTGATCGAAAGCACGAAGCTGAGTAGCCAGTAGCTTTTGCAGCGCTGGCCCACTCATGGCTTCGATTAACCGTTCTTCAACGATTGACGGGTCTGTCAACTCGCTGAACTCGTCGAGCATGCGGCGGTCAGTTGCCGCGGCTACTGCTTCGTCAAGCGTCTGGCTGCTAGCCAGCAAATCAATTAGATCGTCACCGGACTGGAACCCAAAAGCCGGAGCCAGAACGTCCGCCGAAACCCCGGTGTTGGACAGCATCCGGTCCGGCAAAGATGCAGTTTGCTCAGTGCGCAGCAGGCGGTTCGAGGGCAGACCGGTAGGCTCGGCTTCGCCGTCAGCGTTCAAAAACTCGCCGGTAGTTAAGAACTTTTGGAGCCTGTAAATGCCTTGGTTTTGCAGTCTCTCCCGCTCGTCGTCCTCTACCTGCTTACGCGCCGCGCGAGTCTGCTTCTGAATGTCGCGCAGGAACCTAGACCGGAAGTTGCTCAAGTAGCGCAGCTGACGCAACATCATCGCGCCTAACTGTTCTTCGGCTTCAAAGTCTGCGTTTAGCAGCAGCTGTTGAACTTGAGCAAGCTCTTCTTTGCTCAGCTGGCTTAGGTTTTCTTGAGAGCCGATTAGCTCAAGAAGCTCGGAAAGAGAGCGCACCTTTTTGGCGTACTCCACCATCTCTTGAGTCTGAATCAGACGGCTCATAACCGCCTGCACCTCTTCGCTAAGCTCCGGCATCGCTTCGCCGAACTCTCGCTGGTAGATCGCGTTGACCGTGCTGCCAACCATGTCGCGGTAAGCGTTGACGATCCACCGCCGGACAGACCGCAACAGCCCTAGCAGCGAGCGGTCTGCAGACTCAACCTTCCCGTTTGCGAGGTATTTTTCGAACGAATACGCAAACGCCTCGTGCAGCTTTTTGCGTTCGGCGCGAGTCGCCTGCAGTAGCTGGTCGACGCTGGCGTAGTTACCCCACTCGGCTAGCACGGCGAGGTCATCAAGAATGTCTTGTGTCGCGTCTCCCCGTTGCGCGATCATCAACATTAGCTCAAAGAAGTAGTGCGCCGACTCGTGGAAGAACGTCGACACGCTGGCATTTGGGCCAAGCGACACCGCCATGGTGCGCAAGTTGATCGCCCCGCGCGCCGGAGCCATGTCTTCTTCGCCCTCTTGCAGATAGGGCTGTTCGCCCCCAAACATCTGACGAATCTTGTCGTTGATGTAGAAGCCGGGGTTCCATCCACTTTTAGCAGTCGCTTCTTGAACAGCTAAAAGATCGTCTGCAATTCGTTCCGCTATCTTTTCGCGCGCGACCGGGTCTTCAACAAACGCCTCTAAGTACCGGTCTACGTCTTCAACCGAGCGGGTTTCGGCGACCTTTCTTTGAGTGTTAGCAAGAGCGCTGCGGGGTACCGCGGTAACTCGCTTTGTGTCTCGCGAGGCTCGCCAGTCGTCTACCCTTTCAGCGTTGTTGAGTTGTGCAAGAACGGAGGTTTCCGCTGAACGGCGACCTTGCCGACGTTCAATGACAGACGGCTCTGCGTAATCAATCTCGCTTAGCTTGGTGGCAAACCGCGACACGAACTTAACGCCAATGTCGAACTCCGTTCGAATCCGCTTAATGGCCGTCGCCCAGTCTGCAAGTTCAACGTCGGTCAGGTCGCCGTTAGCAAGAGCCGCTTGGCCTTCTCTGCGGCGAACGTACACCGGGGCGATGCTAAACCGGTTATACGCTCGGTTAGTGCCTATGTAGAACTCAATCGCCGGGTGGTTGGGGTGGCGCACCACGTACAGAATGTCCCCGTAAGTCGGGTTTGTGAGTTCAACGTACTTCCATTGCAACCCTGCGAACTCTTGCACTGGGTTTGAGTTGGCGTCCCACCCTTGCACAAAGTTTTCGTCAGAGACCTCCGGCAAAAGCGCGTCTTTGTCCAAGGGGGGCACTGCCCCGCCGACCTTATCAACCGGCGAAATTTGCCTAAGCTGGTGCCCCAAATGCTTGGCCATCTTTTCGTTGAACTTGTTGCTCTGGCGTCGAGACCAAAGCGGGTAGTTCTCAACGGTCACCGTGCCGTTGTCGTTTGCCGTAAACACCGAGTAGCCGGAACTTATTGCAGAGACTGCATACGGCAGAAGCTCGTCTTTAAGCAGGGGTTTCAGCGCTTGGAACTGGGCGTCCGACATAGACGTCGACCAGAAGTCGGTCGCTTCAGCGTCGACCAAATCATGGAGCAAAGTGAACTTAAACGCCTCCCGCATAGAGTGTTCAAGAACGCCTTGCGCCTTGTTTGCATCGTCGCGCAACGCTTGGCGCTCTGCCTTGACCTCTCGGGCAGACGGCTTAATGCCCTGTTCGGACCGTTCGTCAGCGGCTTTAACGTCTCGGTGGAACGGGATCGCGATCTTCTCTAGCTTCGCCTTCCCTTTCTTAAGGACAGATTTCTTAACCGCGTTAGGCAAGTCTGTGTCGTACGCCGCTCGCTGCCCTGACAAGACGCCGTAGGACGCGACTTGGCCTTCGTCGCCCGTGATGAAAACCACACCCGCGTAGTTTTCTCTGACCGCCAACGCGGTAACTCGCTTGACGGCAAACTCGTTCCACGCGTTACGAGACGTCACCAGCGGGGCAATGTTGATCGAGCCTTGGCCCGTCGCAATCTTCTCCGCTTTCTTAACGCGCTGCTGAAGCGCTAGAAGAGGCTTCTTTTTCTCAGCTAGCGTCTTGCGAGAGTCAACAAGCGACTGGTCAACTCGCGTTACGCTAAGGTATCCGCTCAGTTCGTCTGATTGGTTGATCTCCATCTTATCGACAGTGCTGCTGCTGACGTCGACAAAGTCGGAGTTGTCGCGTATCGCTTGGTTGAGGTCAGCGGTTTGACTCCCTGAGATGTCGCGTGACGTAGTCAACGCAACCTGCTCAGCCTTAAGAAGCGTCATAAGCTTGAAAGGCAGCGCAACGGCAAGATCGGTGTAGAAGTCCCGAGTTTTAACCACGTCGATGTTGGCCATATCGGGGCGGTTCGCAAAGTCGTAGTGCAAACCTGCTACCTCAAACTCCAAGGTGGCGTTTTGAGCGAACGCCTTGCTTCCGTCTACGTGGCTGCGCGTGAGCATGCGAACTCTGCCGACAGTAAGTTCAGCTTCTGCACCTCGGCCTCGGATGTCTGCGGCTTCGTCTGCTCTCACCACTACGTCGACATATTCGCCCCCTGTAAAATCGGGGTAGGTGCCGCGTCTCCGCAAACCCCACTCGGCTAATTCCCCGTTGCTCAAAAAGATCTTTCCAGCCGGACTAAACTCCTGATTTTCGTTGTACGAGAAGTCGCCTAGGTTGTTGGAAAGGGCAATGCGACGGTTAACCGCTGCGTCTTCGTATACCGAATACTCCCGCTGTGCGACGTCCAGCTGATCTTTCAGCTTGTTGTATTCTTTAACCACAGCGCTGTCTGGGCCGCGCTTTGCTTCTGGGTACTTAAACAAGCCTTGCGCGTAGCCTGCACGCGCCCAGTCGCTTTGGAACTCTTGCACCCAGAGCATTTTGCGGCCCTGCGCGTCGTAGACGTCGTAGACGCGAACGTGAAAGATTGCGTCTTGGAAGTGGTAGTAGGATTGGTTTGACCCGGAGCCTCGCGGCGGTTTGCCTACCTTCTTGGCCCTGGTGTCAAAGACCCACACGAACTCTCGGTAGTTTTCTGGGTTGGCGTACCCTGAAGTCTTAGCGGCTAGCGTAATACCCTGCCATTGCGTGTACGGCTGGAGACTGCTCAGCTTCTTCGCGTTCGCCCGCAACCAAGGCACCATCGCCTCCCCCACCATGTCTCTGATGACGTCGGTTTCATCGGCGTACCCGGTCCCAGCGTTGGCAGCCCACGTCGGGTCTGCTAGCCGAACGCCAGGGTATTCTTCCGACGTCGCGATTTCGTCTCCAGTCTCGTTCTCAACCATGAGCCACTGCCCATCCGCGATTGAGATGGTCAAGCCTCGCTGGCCTGCAGTGGTGTTTGCGCCGACCGACATGCTAGCCGTCGGCGGGTATTTCTGAGCAAGTGCCGAGTTTGCTTCCTCCTTAGTTGCAAAAACTTGCCCTTCAAACGGCGACTCTTCCAGAGTCTCGCCGCGGTTAACCGCGTACGCGCGTTCGTCGGCAGTCCAGTCCAGTTTGTACGTTTCGGCAGCGATAGAAATGCGGGATGCGTCCAGTGACGTCGGAAGCGCGAACCATTCCAAATCGTCTTGCTGCGCTCGTTGCGACAGCAGATTAAAAAACTCTTGCGCAATCTGCTGGTCGGACATCGCGAGGTTGTCTTCGCTTAGCACCGACTGCCTGTCGACCAACACGTAGGCTGCGCCTTGAACGTCTTGGCCTAGCTCAGCAAACAGCGCAGCCGACACAACAACCGGATCTCCCTGCGAGAAACGGGTAACGGCGTCTGACTGATCCAAACGCAGAGGGTCGGTGAAGATGTCTTGCTGCTGGGAGAGAATTGCGACGTCTTCAGCGCTGACCGGGAACGCTCCTTTTTGGTCCCGCAGTTGCAGTCGCGCAATCGCTGTAATCAGCCCGTCAGGCGTAACGCTAAAAGCGCTGTACCCTCGGTGAATGTTGGAGGTATCGACCGTCTCCGAACTCACGGCAACGATTTCGTAGCGGCCCGTTTCGGGGTGCGGCACCGACCGAGGCGTACTGACTGAAACCGCAGCGTAGCCGTCGCTTTCGTACTTCAAAATCGGAGACTGAAGCAGATCAAGCTCCCGCAAGCGGATTTCGCCTGCGCCCGCGCGACCGGCGGCTTCCGCAACTGACGTGTCAGCCTTGCGAGTGGTGAACGCTTCAGCGAGTTCGGCAGGCGTAGCCTTGATGCCTTCCGCCTCCATGATCGTCATCAACTCTTCGAAGCCGGAGTAGTCAAGTTCGGTTTCACCTACCGCACCCTTGTTCCTCCAAGCGTTAGCCGCTTGTCGCCACTGCGCGGCTGACTTGGCTTTCTTCCCCTCAGTAGTCTGGATCGCGCGGGTGAGCCTAGAGTACAGCGGGCCGATGTCGCTTTGCGGGTCTTGGTCTTGCCGCAAAACGCTTCCGTCGTCGAGCGTGTTTAGAGCTTTAGTCGTGTCGACAACGCGGCGCGCTCCGTACACAAAAACCCGAAGCCCGCGGTCGCGCAAAGCGCGACGAGTCACTTGGTCAACAGTTGGCGACACCATCGCAATTTGGAACCGGTCGATCCCAACGCTCTGGTCTAGTTGCGATTCAAAGAAGTCAAACGGGTTGGCGCGAACAAGCTCCGCAATCTGCAAGGTCTCTTGCACAACGTCGGGTGCAACGTCCGTAAACCCGTGCGCCTCTAGCGCTCGATACGCGGTCTCTACCGTGGGGCTGTCCTGCTGCGTTACCGCGAACAACGCACGCAGCGCAGGTTCACCCCACGCTTGGCGGTTGCCGTTGGTCAAAGCTTCTCGCCAAACCTCAAACCGTTGGAACTCCAACGACTTCGCGCGAACCCCAAAATGCCACCGCTGGCCGTACAACGACGGGCCGAGTTGGTCTCGTGCCGCCGTTAGCGAGATCGTGTTGGACCGCCCGTTAATTACAGACGGGCCGGTTGCGCCGCTAGCTGAGCGGTCAAGACGTACCGCCGCTTCAAGAATGTTCTCTGGAGTCGCTTCGACTGACTCCCCGTTCAGCTGAAGCTGGTTTGAAATGTAGCGCCCCATGTAGTCTAGGAGCACCTTTTCGCGGTTAGCGCGGCTAAGCGTTTGGGTGTTGACGGCAAGCGAATTGTACATCTCCGCTGCAGCCACAAGCTGGCGAAGCGTAGCCGCCTGCATGACGGCGGCTGCGTCGGGGGCAGTCAAGCTGTCTACCAAATCCTGCCGCCCGGTGCGCAACGCTGCTGCGCCCAACTGCTCGCGCAGTTCAGCCGACACCTCGACAAGTCTCGCGGTGGCGGGCAGCACCTGCAGAATACGCGCTCCCTCAGTCGCTAGGTACGACGCGAGTTCTTGGTCAAAGAACTCGTAGCCAAGCGGTCGCGTGACGCGGGTGAACATTGCGTCGTCCGCGATTGCGATTGCTGGCGCACGACCCGGTGTAGACAGCAACGCGTGAACCAAGAAATGGTTATCGGCGTTGGCTTGGACAAATGCGTAAAGCGGGCTTGTTGTCGTGTTGCCGGGCAGCGACGGGTAGATGATCTCCGTAAACTCCGGCCCTAGGGTTTTGACGTCGCCGCCCGCTTCTACAAATCGAGTAAGCGCGGCTTCTAGGCGGTCTTGCAAGAACTGCTGACCTTCCGGCGAAACCTGGGACTGCATGGAAACGGCGCGCGAAGCCGCGGCGTCTTGAGCCGCCCCTGACGTGGCGGACGGCCCAAGCGAATCTTTAGTCCCGACAAGCGTGATCGCACCGCCTGACCCAAGTTGCCCTGCGTTTTGCACAGCGCTGAGCGAGGCTACCGGGACGCTGTTGCCTTGGGCGAGCGCCGACAACAGCGCGGTCTCGGACAGTTCTTGAACTACTGCGTTGCGGGCCGCAACTAGCTCGTTGTACTGCTCCCTAGCCGTTTCGCCGAGGTCAAGCGTACTGTCTAGCTTAAACGTCTCGGCCTGCGCTTGATCGCTTTGCGCTTTGTCGTAGCGCAAAGCAGACCCTTCAGCGTTAACGAGCGCTTGCGGGACACGCACCACGGTAAGCTTGTCGGTCCCCGTCAACTCTTTGGCGCGCTCTACCCAGAACCGAACGCCAGTTCGGGCGGACCCTAGACCTAGCGGCACGGCGTCAAGATCTAGTTGCTGATCGTTTAGCAGCGTTTGCGCGTCTTCGGTCCGAACGACAAAGTACACAAAGTTGTCGTCGATTTGCGCAACGCGCATCTCGGGGAACTCGTTGTTAAACGCACTGGTGTTGTCTACTTGAACAACTTCAGTCGCTTGAACGATCGCCGCTTGCGTCTGCTGCATCGGCACTGCTGCGGCCCCGTCAGCAGTTGCAACGATGTTAAACTGGCCATACTTGGCTTCAAACGCTTCTGGCGTCATGCCGAGCCGCACGGCCATGACTTCCAACATGTGCGCGAACAGCCCGCTTTGAATTCGCGCTTGGCTGCTGTCAAACTTCCCGGTGCTTCTCAACTGTCGAAGCAGACGCTGACGAATCCGCGTTGTTTCCTGCGCAAGTTGTCGCGCGTCAGGCGCTTTCTGTTCCGCTTCTTCGGCTTGCGCTTCGTCTTCTACAGTTTGGCGTTCTGCTAGCTCGCGTCGCGCTTTACCTAGCTCCGTTTGCGCTTCGTCCAAACGCTTCTGCGCGCTGTCCGCTAGCGCGTCTTGCGCCACGGCTACTGCAAGGTTGTCGTCTTGACGCGCTTGTGCTGCAGCCTGCCGAGCATCTGCGATTTCGGCCTTCGCCGTTTGGATTTGAGCTTCGAGCGCCTCGACGCGCATCTCGGCTGCGCGGTCTTTAACCTCAGCTTCGCTAGCGACTTTCTCGACTTCGGCGCGTTGCTCTTGCAAAGCCTCTAGTTTGACGTGGGCTTCCGCAAGCTTTTCAGCGTCTTGCTCGTTCAAACCTAGATTGGCGATGTCTTCTTCGACAGCTGCAATCTGCTCGTCAAGCTCTTCAATTTTGCCTGCTTGCGCTTCAGCGTCTCGGCGCTCTTGGCGAGCCGCGCGAAGTTTCGAGCGGTTCTCTTCAAGAGCTTTTACCTGCTCTTCAACCTGCTTGTTGTAGACGGCTGACTCAGCAAAACTAAGCGAGTCCTTACCACCTAGCCGCAGGTGGTCCTGCATAGCTTGGCCGAGAGGCGTGTTAAACAGCTTCTTGCCTAACCATTCCGATACCGGAATGGCGATGTCTGAGTCAACGTCTGCGGACTCGTCAAGCTGGCGAGCCACGTCAGGCAGCAAAACTGCAAGCTCTTCCTTCGTCATCCCCAGCCCTTCAAGCAGCCGGGTCACGATTTCTTTGTTTACGTAAACAGTGTCTGACCGCCCCTCGCCGTCTTGGTTTTGAAACTGGTCTGCCCAGTAGCGCTCAAACGTGTTGGGGTCTCGCTCGGCCAGCTTCGACAGCGCAGCTGCGTCGTCGCCCTTAAGCAAGAGTTCGTGGCGACGTTTGGCCCCCTTGACGCGGTGGGAGTCGATAGCGAGTTGCACGCCGGGGCCGACGCCCGCAAGCAGCCACACACCCTTCATGGTGTAGATCGCAGTCTCTGCAAGACGCTGCATGACCTCACCGCGCTGGAAAGCCGACGAAAGCGGCAACGCAATGTCGTACTGCTCGGCAAAGACGTTTTCGTCGTAGTCGACTCCCAGGCGCATTGGCCGGTCGGTCTTCATCCCAGTGACAGCGGTGAACAGGTCTGCTCCGACCGTGATTCCGTCGTCAGAGTAGCGAATGTCGTAGTCGCCTTTTTCGCCGACTCCCAGCGGGCTTCGGTCTACGCCGCGAAAACTCTTGCGGCGCGTCTTCATCTGCTGCCCGACCGTGTCAGACATCGCGCGCGAAATCTCTTCGCCCACCATCAGCGTCAACTCTTGGAACTCTTCCGTCGAGATTTCGCTAGCAGATCCCCCCGCAACACCGCCTGCAAACTTTAGCAGCGCTCTGCCCGCCGTCATCGCAGTCACAGCTTCCACCGTGTTCTCGCGGATCTTGCGTTGCATCAGCTTGCGCACGCCAGCGGCAGCAGCGCTGCCGATGCCTTTAAGCGCAGGCACGGTAAAGTACTTAGTCGCTACAAGCTCGGCGGCAGAGTTCAGAGCACCGACGACGAACGACGACCATCGGGCGGTTTCGTGGTCGTAGCCTGCTCTGCGGTAATCAACGTACGCAATGCCGCCTTCAATCTTGAAAGCGCCTTCGGTCATCCCGGTGTAGAACCCGGTCCAGAACGCGCCGGGCATCGTGACCACTTCTTCAGGGAAAGCCGCTTGCGGCCCCATCTGCCCCACAATGCCTGCGGTAGCGGCAAGCGAAACGCCGTATCTTAACGCCCTTGGGATCGTGCTCGACATCTGCCCGAGCAAGCGCGCGGGTCCGCCGTACCACGAGTTGCCGCTAGGCAACTCGTACAGCAATTGGTGCTCAATCTCGGCGAGATACTCCATGTCTGCAGGAGTCGCTCGGTTCTGGCGCCACAGCGTGCCGACACGCCCCTTCTCTGCTTCAAGCTGACCGCCCGCCCAGTTGCCTACCCAGACGCCGCCTGATTTGAGCGTCGTGTAGTCGTCCCAAGCAATCTTGGCTAGCTCGGGGTCTTGCATGTACCGGGTCAGCACCGGGTCGCGCCGCGCCTGTTCCGCAGCCTGGATCTCAACAGCCTGGAGCAGCGCCTTTGCGTACGTCGGGTTGTTGGCGACGTCTTGTTCTGAAACGCCAAGCCGCTCGGCCATCTGCTTGGTTTCAGCGGCAAGCTGCGGGTCTTGCTTCGTCGCTACGGCCAGCGACAGCAACGTCCCTTGTTTTTCTTTCGCGCGAGAACGCAGACCGTCACGCACGTTTTGTGGCAAGCCTGGAGTTTGACTCAGGCTAAACAACCGCTCGACTTGACTGAACTCGCGCGGCGGTTTTGGGGTAGGGCTTTGAACAGGCCCTTGCGGGTCTTGCGGATCTTGCGGATCTTGCGAGTAGTCAAGCATTAAACGCCGCCTCCCCCGATGCGGACGTTACTGATTTCACGGAGGATGAAACCGACGTCATCAGACCCAAGAGGTCGATGCGGCTCGGCCTTAAACCCTTTTGGCGCCACCCCGCTAGTGTATTGACTCCACCGTTTGGCGATCAAGTTGGGGTCATTGGTGCGACCTAAAAGATGGAACAAAGCGGCGACGTCTTGCATTGTAGCTGTTCGCTCTTGTTGCCTTTGCAGTTCAATTATCTGAAGCGTAGCCGCCTCTACCCCCGCGCTGTCACTCTCGCCGTACGCTTTAGCAAGGTTTGTTCTGGCAACCTTTAAGAGCGGAGCAATGGCGACTTTGTTTGTGTCTTGGATGGTTTGCGTCGCGTACGTATGCAGCAAGTTGTACGCGCCGCGTTCGCTCTTGTCGCGGCCCGGCATGATCTCGTTAACTGACACGTATTGAGTGCGGCCTTCGCGGTCTAGGAAAGCGATTTTGTGGCTGCCGGACGTGAACTGCTCGTCAGTTAGCAGAGCTAAAGGAGTGCCTTCTTCGTACTCGGCTCCAAAAAGTCCACCGAACCACGACGTGTCCTCAAACGTCGTCTGCGACGCCAGCAAGTCCGACATGAAGTCGTGCAGCTGCGACGGACCCATTCCATCAAGCTCGTCGCGGTCTGCGCGCCGTTGCATGTCGAGAAGAAACGCGTCTCGACGCGCCACCAAAGCGGGGTCGTCTTTAAGAGCTTGCTCAGTAAACCCGTACTTCGACAGAGCCAAAGAGGCAGCTTTTTGGATTGTCACAAACTTCGGCGCGGGGCCGCGGCTTGGGTCAGCGTTTACCTCTTTCCAAAGAGCCTTCAGCACCTGCATGTCATCCGTGCTGAGGTAACGGTTGTACCTTCGCAACAACTCGTGCTCTGGCATTCCCACTAGCGGGCGTGGGTCTTGGTAAACGGCGGCGAATTGGCTAACCGCTGTGCGACGCGCTCGCTCGCCAACAATCTCTTGGATCTCCTCTTGAACGCCAAACCGTTCTACGCTGTTGCGCAAAGATACAGGAGCTTCGTCGTAGTTCTTGCCCGCGTTAGCCGGGTCAAAAAACCACGCCTCTGCCGTTGCTACTACTTCGTTTGCTTGTTTTGTGTACGCCTCTTGTGAGCGTGCAAGCTCAGCGTTCCCGTACTGCGCGTAGCGCGCTGCTTTGTCCGGGTCAGTTTCGTCGTTAATCAGCGCGGTCAGCGCTTCTTGCTGGACCGCCGGGTCATCACCGACGTCCGCCATCAATGCCCGAACAGTAGCTAGCGTTTCAGCGTTGAAGAACTCTCGCTTTAGCTTCTCACCTGCCGCAGCCGCGCGTGCGGGGTCAAACTCTTTTTTGTGCTGTTCTAGGTAGCGCTGGGCTTTGCGCGGGTCTTGATCCATCAGCATGCCGAACGTCGCGTTGTGCAAGTCCTGCACCGCTGTTTCTTTGTGCGCTTTGGCCGTCGCAGCGTCTAGCCCGGCGAGTTGTTGCAACTTGCCGAACTCTGTTTCCATCGCAGCACGAGCAACGCCCATGCGGTCTTCGCGCCCCACGTTAGCCGTAGTAGGCTGCTGCGAACCTTCGCCCATGTCGAAGAACTCAAGCTCTTCGTCGTCGCTTGCTGCCGCTTCGCTGTACTCCTGAGCGAACCGGTTCATGTTGACTTGCGTTATCTCGATGTTCCAGAGACGCGTCTGCTTGGAGTGGTGTTGACGCGCACGCCCCATCGCTTGGCTCATCTGCGCGTCGACCATCGTGTCGAACATTGTCATCTGGTCTTGGTTCGCCAGACTCTTCGCGTACTTCTCGCGCAGTTTAGCCGCTTCTTTTTCAAACTGTTCGCGGCCTTCGTAGGCGTCGTACGATTGCAGTCGCGTGTACTCGCCAAGCAAACTGTCAAGGTCGCGCGCGTGCAGCGTCGCTTGCTGCTTGCTCATTGCGTCGTTGGCGTCCTTAACTAGCGCGGTCCCAAGTTTAGCCGTCGCCGCGCCGACTTGACCTACCACACGGGCGGTCTGCCCGAGTTGCTGCGCTTGCAAGCCTTGCGCTGGGCCGGGGCTTTGCGTTTGAACAGGCTGCACAGAGTCGATCGACCCTGGACGCAGCTGACCCGATGGCACTCTAATCGGCACTATTTACTCCCGTAATAACCAGCCGCGCTCATGCCCGCTTGGGCTAAACCCTGCATTAACGACGTCGCCGCGGCTAGCCCAGGGCTTAGCGACGACGCCATATCCATGTAGTTTGCGGCGTCTACTCGCGCTTGCCTCGACTTGTTCATCATCGACAGCCGCTTCCGTTCAGCGCTTTGGCGCTGCCGCATGGTGTTGGTGTCAACGGTCAACTCTTCTGCTTGCTGCTTGTAGCGCATCGACGCTTGCACTTCAGCAGACGACCCGGCGTTAGTCAGCCCGCGCGCCCGCTGCGAAACCCGCCCCGCAGCTTGCTCTTGTGCCGCGGCTTGCCCTAGCTGACGCCGCGCTTGCGCCCCGGCTTGGTCAATCTGGCTCGCGACGATGCGCGCTTCAGAAGCGCCAAGCTGCGCCATGACGTCCGCTGACTTCGCGTTTAACGCCTTGGTGCGGTAGTCGGCTTGCTGCGCCTGCACTCCGTGGTAAGCAGCGATCGAGCCGATGACCGCAGCGCCAAGCTGCATCGACATCCCAAGAGCAAAGCCTGCCTTTCCGTACTCTAGCTTTTGCTTGTTTTGGGCCTGCAGAGCCTCCAGTCGCGTCTTGTCAGCTTGCCACTGCTTAAACTCGGCTTGAGCGTCCGCGTACGATCGTCCGCGGAGCGAAGGCGGGCCTTGAGGGTTCTGGTAAACCATAGTTACTCTGCCACACTCACTTCAATGGTTACTGCGGCGATCGTTGCGGGGAACGGCTTTGTCTGCCGAATCAGCAACGAAGCGTCTTCGTCCCAGTCAGACGGCACGATGTTGCGCGTCTGCTGAGTCGCCAATTTAGTTAGGTCTTGAAGCTCACCGACGGGGGCTAGTGAGTTTTCGTCCGGGCCTACCGACAGCCCTGCGGCTTCGAACACTCGGACCCACGCACGGTTAACAGCCTTCTCTCTGCCGTAGCCCAGCGCGGGCATCTGCAGCGTCGTCGGCAGCAACTTTAGGTCGCAGGTGTACGGGCGCCCTACGTCTACAAAGACAGCGTGATCGCCAAGCGTAACTTCGCCGTTGGTCACGACTGCGGTCTCCGTAACCCCTAGCTCGGCTTGGTCCATCCTGCGTACGATGGTCACCGTCTCCCCCTCAAGGTGAGAAAGCCCTGTCAGTCGAGTTGCCGTCTTTTCGTAGGCCAGCCGCACTCCCACCTTGTCGGCAGGGAACGGAGTAATCACCTTGGCAGTGATGTTGTTGATGTCGGTAAACGCAGTGATCTCTAAGACGTAGCCTCCACTAAGGACGACGCGACGGCCTACGTCTTGCGCAGTTAACTTGTTGAGATAGGTTCCGTCAGCATCTGCGCCGCCGTTGCTCTGCTGGATCAAGTTAACAGTGCCGCCCGCCTCAAGGTTGCCCGACGACACTCGCAAATCTTGAGAAGAGACGGCGCCCACGTACGTAAGCGCGTCGTCAAGGCACAGCGTCGGGAGAGGGGAGTCGGGGCTGACCGTCGACATCCGCTCGATGTGGCGGACATCGACCCCGTTTACTTTCCGCTTTACGGCTACGTAAACGCGGTCTTCCGCCCCCTCCGACACGCAAGTCACCGACTCAAACGTCCCGTCGGTGTCGTGCTGGTGCCACGCAGCAACCTGTTCTTCAGGCACGTACGTAAGACCGAGCAGCTTGCCGTTTGACGACACAAACCACGCGACCGGCGCCGGAGACTTCTGGTAGGCCGAGCTTACAATGTCCAAGTCGTCAAACAGGTGCGCCGCGCGCAAAGACAAGTCGCCGGTTGTGAAGCCGCTGCGAGCCGCTTCGTAACCCATCTGGCGGACGTGCCCGCCGCGCGCAGCGCAGAACAGCACAGAACTGTTGGCCACGATTGGACGGACAGTTGACGAGCCGACGTAGCTCTGCGGTCTGATCGACACCGTGCTTGGCGTGATCGCGTCGCTGTTCACAGCGAACAGTCGCCACTCGCCTAGCTGGGTCAGCATCAGCAGATCGCCAAGCGGGACGAGGTGGCGAATGACGTGGGCTTCGCGTGCCGACGCTTCGACCGAGATCCGGTCAGTGTCTAGCACAGGGATGCGGAACGAAAAGTCTGATTCAGTACCTGACCTAGACAAGAACAGGCGGCGCGGGAACAAGTCGCTACCGGCGAACAACCGACGCTGTTCAAAGCGCGCAGTTGCGCGCGAGTAGTTCTCAGCGTTTGTGACGTCTGAGTCGTAGCGCGGCGCAGTAACGCTGCCATCGGCGGGCAGCCCGTCGTCGATAAAGGTCTGCGTGCCGGTGGTCGCTACGACCTCACCGATCTTTTCGTAAAGCCCGGTGCCGCCTTCTTGCCGGTAGACGATGTACTTGTCCGCTCCAGTGATGGAAGCCCAAGTCAACGTGTTCTTCGCGCCTGCGAAGTCAAGCGCGTTGATTGCCGCCGCTGATTCTGCGCCTAGCGTTTCAGCGCCGTCGCGGTCAACCGCCCCAATTCGGTACTTGTTGTTGTTGCGGATCAGATCCGACAACACGTATTGGTCGTTGTCTTTGTGGCACCCGTAGATTCGCCTACCTGATTCTAGGGTGCGCAGCGAAAACTTTACCTGCTGCTTAATTGCGCTTCCGCCAGTCAGAGCGACGTTGCCTTCGACCGACGCCACCACGACAAGCTCATCTACGTCAAGCCGTCTTGAAAACGTAGGGTCGTTGTTGGTGTTGTTCGCCCCGGCGAACTCTCCGCATTGAGACCCCCGAAGGCGGACCTGAAGAATGTCGCCCGCGGCAAGATCGTTAAAGATGCCGATGTACTGCCCGCCAACTTCGTTGGATGCCCCGCTAGTACCACCCCCTGGGGTCGTCGTGCCTGTAGTCGCCTCCGAAAAGTTTGCGTACGTTTGCGAAAACGTACGAGCTATCGTCGGGGCGGCGGGGGCTGCAAGCGGCGGGCTAAACGTAATGGCACCGATCGTCCAATACGTGTTGCCGAACCTCTTAACCTCTTGCTCAGGGTACTTAGGGTGAACCAGCGTCAGGATGTCGCCCGACTGGTCGTAGCCGATCTCGCTAACGTCAGCACCGTCGTAGGGAGTCGTAAGCTCAAGACTCCCGTCGAACGCTAGCGCGCTCCAGTTTGACGACTCAACCGTAAAGAAATTGCCGTCGTCCGTGAACGTAGTTTTGGCCGTGTAGAAGGTCGACCCCGTGCCTGAAGTTGTAGGGTTGTAGACCAGTGTGCCCGCGGCGTATCGGCGGCGAATCGTACCTGAGCCTGAGCCGCCTGTTTGAGCGTTAGCTAGCGTCTTCTTGTTGGCTGCCGGATCAACGGCGCCACCGTTAGCTACCCAAGTTGCTGGCGCTGACGAAGTCAGCTTGGCGTAGAACTGAGTGACGCCGCCGAACGACCCAGTGCCAACCTCGTACACATACAAGTCTTCAGACTCGTCATTCTCCGAAGCGCCCATGCCCGCGATCGGGATGGCTTCTGACGACCCGGTCGCCACGCGTACGTGTTCACCTAAGACGTAGTTGGGGCGAGCAGCAGTGTCCTCGTCTGCGTTACCAAAGAAGAACTGGTCGCTGTCCTGGGAGCCGCCAATCTTTCCTCGTGGACTGTAAAGCTCAGCCGAGCCAATTCGCCCGTGGTTTCGGGTGACAGCCCCGTGCGTAGGGTGCGCGCCGATGCGCGGTAGAACTCGCCACATCCGAAGATAACCGCTGGACCCCAGCGCGCTGATCCTCACGTATTTGTTGGCGAGGATGTCGTACAAGACTATCTCGGTTTCGCTTGCTGGGTAGACCTGATACAGCCGGTCAACCGTCAACAGTCCGCCCGCTGCAGGAGAGCCTGAGGCAGCCCCAATTGAAGGCAGTCCGCTAGCGCTGCCTTCGTTCGACAGGTAAACCAAATCGCCTTCCGAAAAGTTTACCGGGGTGTCGAGGATAAACCCGCCCATGCGTTGCCAAAGCGAACCGTCAACGGCTCCCGTCCCCACCTTTACGTTCGCTGCGCTGCTTGGGTCACCGACGTTAGCAGGCGTGGCCCACTGAACAGGAGCGCCGTTCCGATAGAACCGGACGTTCTGATGACCGAACGCCAAGACGTAAGACTCGTTTAGGTTGAACGAGAACGGAATCAGATGCGACGCAGTGCTCTGCGTTTTAGCCGTCCCTACGTACTCAAGCCCTGGCCGCGTGCGCGCAGATCCTTGAGGTTTGATGACGAAGTTACGGGCAGTAGCTACGCCGGTTTGATACTGCGCAGAGTCGCCGCGCCCGTAGAACTCAGGGCTGACTTCGCCTGCGGCAAACGAGTACTGATGCTTGCGCGTTTTCACGAGCGCCGCCACCCAATCTTTTGAGACTGCGAACGGTCGCGCGTCTGATTGGAATCGTTAGACGCCGCAGTCTTAAACATCTGGAACGCGCGTTGCTCCATCGCTTCGCCCGCTTTGATGCCTTCTTCGCTCTTCATCACGGTTCGCATAATCATCGACGCCAGCAAGTAGGCGATAGCCTGGACGCACGTAGCGCTAAAGTGGCGCGCGTCCACCGTCTTAGCCTTGTAGCGAACCGTCAGCGGCGTGGGTTGGTTGGCGTACAGCACGCGCTGCGACTGCGAGTCTAGCTCAACAGAGAACTTGATCTTTACTGCGCGCGAGTCGAACGCCGACGTGATGTCTTCACCCAGCCCAAGAATACCGCTTGCGTTAGGTGGCAGATCGTAAGCGTACTTCCAGTCCGTGCGCTCGTTTGTCGCCGCTTCTGTTAGCGACGCGTGACGGACCAAGAAGTCCCACGCGTGCGCTTCCAAGATGCGGTCTCGCGCTTCTGGGTAGAACTGCGCGCACAAATCCGCTTCAGCACTGCCGTCCGACGGGAACACCTTGGTGATCGCCGATTTCTCACCAGCTAGCGACAGCGCCAGCTTGCAGATGCGCAACGGGACGTCGAGCGCGTTGACGTACCCGTCGAGACGGGTGAACGCGTCTTGCGCCATCAAGTCCATCCCCGCGCCTGTGTAGTGCTTCCCGTCTGAGCCGAGCGTGTACTTGCTAGTTGACCACGACTTGCTGAACGGGTCTTCGTCCGCCGCGCGCTTGATCGCAGCGCTTACCGTAGTGAAAGGGGCTAACGCCGCGCCTGCTTGCAGCCGCGGGTAAACTTCAGGCTGAAGGAACGGCAACTCATGGGCTTCTTTAGACCACCAGCCTAGGTCTTTAAGAGTCTTGCGAACGAACTCTTTGAACCCGACCAGATTAGCGTAGTAGCGGTCAGCAAGCTCTTGAGTAGCCGCGTCAGACTCGCCCTGCACAAACACGACTCCGATTACTTCCAGCTGGACGCCCTCGCGCGCGGCTGCGATTGCTGCGGCGTCTAAGTGACGGACCCACCGGTCTCGGAGCGCGGTCGGACCCGCGGCCCAGTGGGTCATGGAGCTAGGGTCGTGCCACCCGCGGCCTCCGCTTTGTGCGGCGGTAGGCACCGTTGATTCCGCCAACGACGTGTCGGAAAGCGAAAGGTCGATGACGTAAAGAGGCTCGCCCAACCGCTCAGCCATGCGTTGCGCAAGACCCCAGTGGTAAGCAATCTTAGGCTGACCCGCGAGCGGCGTAGCGTGAACTGACCCGCCTCTAAACGGCTGGTACGCTACGGGCGCAGACTGCAAGTTTGAGTAGTTGAACCCAGGAGGCGCAGGGTTGTGCTTGCGCGTGAACGTTTCTTCCCAGCTTAGAAGCGCGCTAACTGTGCTGCCGCCAAAGTTGACAGGCGCCCCGTCGTACGTTTCCGAAAGCCCGAACGAGCCATTGTCTTTGACTTGGACTGCGTAGTACGTCTTGTCGATGTACGCTTGGCCTACGCTAGTTACGCCTGCGATCTCGTAAAGCCTGACCGGGCACCCAGCGTAGATTGAAATGGCCGGGCTGGGAGACACTGAGTCCCACTGGACGTTTGTTGTGTCCCACGTAATTTTGAGCGGGCTAGGCAGCCCGGCCTCGCGCCCAAAGAACTGGCACGCGGGCAAGAAGTACGCCCACTTGTCAAACGGTACCGCGGTGTTGTCCGCCGCAGGCGGCGGGAGGATGGTGTACGTGTCGTCAGCCTGCGGCACGTTAGTCCAGTCTTCCGTTACGAACAGCCGCCACAACCTAGTCGTAAACGGGTGCGTACCGGAAGGGATCGTAGGGATTGCGTGCGACAAGCTGCGCGTAAGCCCCGCGTTTGCCCCAGTCAGGCAGCGAATCTGCAGGCCCGCCATTGCGTTCTCGGCAGCGCGAGGAATGAAGCGAAGCTGGCAGACACCAGAGTTTCCAATGTCGCTAAACGTGGCCTCTGCGCCGTTTGGTGTCGTCGACAAGTAAGCGCGCGGTTTATTAGACGCAGTGCCTTGCGTGACCCGCACAACGTAGAAGTCGGTCGTCGAGGCGACGTCTGTGCTAGCCGAGGGTTGGTTTACGTGCAGATCACTGCCGCCGCCCCCGGTTCCGGTAAACCCGCTGAGCCGGACTCGCTGGCCAACGCGGAGCCTGCGGAAGTTAAACTCGACGTAGTTCGCCGTAAGCGTGGCGGCGTTTGTCCGCGTAGTGATTTTGTCGTCGGACCCTGCGGCGCCGTAGGCGGTCCCCCACCCAGCGTTGTCGGGGTCCAGCGTGCCGCCCGCGTCGCAGTAGCCGCCAAACTGCGCCTCAAGCCTGACGTGGTTCTTGTCAGTCATCGCAGGCGCGTCTACGTCCGTGTAGGCGCCAGCCGCAGAGTCTTCGTCGCCCACTAGCGGGTAAGTAAACCGCTCCCCGACTTCTAACGGAGGGTCAAACGACGTCGTAGAAATCAGGGTCACAAAGCCTGCGGCGTCCGTGCCGCCCGCTGGCTCGTCAAGCGGCTCAGTCAGCTGGTGCTCGTCGCCAGTCCGCAACCGCGTCACCGTGCGAGTGTGGCCGGTTAGCGGGTGTGCCCAGATCAGATCCGTAGCGAACTGAGTTGCGCTGTCGACGCGGGTGACTTGGCACGTCCCTGGGAAAGTCGCGGACTGGATCGGCCCGTCAGCTAGCGCCCCAGACGCGCCCACCTTGGGGAACGAAGGGTCGAACCGAGTTGAGACCGGGTTGTAGAACGTCAGGTAGCGGACGCTCATCGCCCCTTGGTCGCGGTAATTTGCGTACCGCACATCACCAAACGACGCCCCTAGATCAATCTCGTCGCGCGATCCCGAAGACTCGGTGACGTAGCGCGCGAACGGCTCGGCTTTCGGGTTACGCAGAGAAGTCCGAGGGTTGGCGTCCTCAAACGTCTTTGCGTCGGCAACGGCAGTGCTGTTCCCTTCGCCAAGGGTGATGAGCACTTTACGAACAGGAAGTGAGGAAGACGCCATCGTTGATGCTCAAAGTTGGGACGGGCTGCCCCAAAGTTGGGACAGCCCGCGGTCTGATTAGCAGAGACTAATCAGGTGCTGTTCTTCGCGGAGAAGATCCGCGGGTCGTTCGTGATCGCGTCCGTCAGCGACGTCGAGACTTTCACCCCGCCAGCCGCGTTTTCAGCGATCAAGTAGACAACACGCCACCACTTGTACGGAGGCGTGCTCAGCGTGTCGACGCCCGACGAAGCCAAGGGCAGGTAGAAGTCCTTGTTCGGAGCGGTGTCTGCGGCAAGCACGGTGAACGACGCAACTGTCTTGTAGTTGTCCGTATTCATAGCCGCCGCATTCGAGCTTGGCTCCGTGTCGTAACCGCGAAGCTCGACCGTGACGTTCGCGTCGAGCGCCGAGGTGCCAGTAAACTGGACGTGGACGAACTGAGTTCGCCCGCCGCTGTCGTTCAATGGCTCAGCCTTGACGTAGTTCGTCGAGGCATGCCCAAACGTGCCGCTCGCAAGATCGACTGGCGTCGCAAGCGTTTGGCTGTCTGAGAACTCGTAAGTAGCGTCAGTAATCACTTGATCTCAGACCCCACAGCGTAGAAGACGCCGCGGTTGTCTGGCACGCTGATACCGACATCGCAGGTTACCTTGCCCCCGTTGCTGCTGTGCAAGGCGGCAGACGGGATGTAACGCGCAAACAAGTAACGTTGGAGCGGAGCCATCAGACTGCTTGGCAGCGGGTTGCTGTTAATCAGCACCTGATCTGCTGGGCGCCCACCGTCTTGCGCTGACGTGTTTGCCTGCTCGCGCAGACGCGCCAGCGGGATTTCACCTGAGTCCGCGATGATTTGCGGAACAAGCGTGAGCGTCACGTTACCCGTGACCGGGTCGTCGCCGCCTACATCTGGCGTGGTCGACACCTTGAAACGCGCCTTCGTCGGGTCGTTCTCGTCGCGATACACAAAGTAGTGAGTGTCCTGCGCGAGACCGTTTGCCGCGTTAGACGTCACAACCGTGCCGCTCGGCAAGAACACTGGCGTTC